TGTACTTCAACCAACTGGACAACGCAGGGCCAATGGCGGGGTCTACCCAAACTAACGGAACCGATGTAGTATCGGGATTGAGTTTTTTCCCTACGTCTGGCACAGCCCCCAGCCTGCCAACAGACGCCGAATTTGCCAGTTTGCGGATCGGGGACGTTTACAGAGACACCCAGAACGGTGTGATGAGCAACAACCAAACGCTTAAAATAAAGACTGCACTATGAGCCTACATCAACTAGCCAACCACATGTCTGCCCGAGGCAGAGGCCCAGATTCAATGCTTGTGCACATGACGCCCCGTGAAGTGGCTGGGCTGCAAAGTCTCGCTGTGGCAAATGGTACGTCTCTAACGATCAACCCAGAAACAGGGTTACCAGAAGCGTTTAGTCTTAAAGATCTGTTGCCCACCCTTGCAGGCGCGGCAATTAATTATTTTGCCCCCGGTTTTGGAACAGCAATTGGTGGAGCACTAGGTTTAAGCGGTGCTGCTGGAACGGGCCTTGCTGTTGGGGCTGCTACTGCGGCTCTTTCTGGAGATTTAGGAAAAGGTCTAAGCGCAGGGCTTGGCGCTTATGGCGGTGCAGGCATCACTGAGGGATTGATGGGGCTGGGTACAGGCACGTTATCTTCTGAGGCAGGAAAAGCAGCAGTAACATCAGAAATGGGTGCATTAGAAGCAGATCGGTTAGCTCAAGATGCAATTGCCTCTAAACTTGCAAGCACCAGTAAATTTGACACATTGTCAGCAGGCGCATCAAAAGCTATGAGCGACCCAATGAGTGCAATAAAAACCATTGGTGGTGGGAGTACAGGTAAAGGTTTGGCATTGGCTGCAAGCGCCATAGCACCTATGTTTGCAGATCAAGCTGCAAATACAGTTCCAACAACCACCTCCATGCCATCAATTGGAAAGATCAGACCATTCACCTACGATAACTATGAGCAAAGATACACTCGCGGTGAACCCTACACTGCCGCAAATGGTGGGTTAGTTTCTTTTGCAGCCGGTGGGCCAACGTATTTTGCAGATTTAATTGCACAAGCTAGAAATAACCCTGCTTATAGTTCGCAAGATATTGACGCTGCTATTGCTAGAAATATTTCCGCAGGTAACGTAACACAACAACAAATTGACAATTCTTTTACAGCAGCCGCCGCACCAGCAAACATTGCACAGGGAATACTTGGATCGCAAGCGCAGGGATTTGGTGCTAGTGATATTGATAAAGGGCTTGGGTCTTACAACTTCACACCAACGCAAATACAAGCAGGTCGGGATTACATATCAGATTCTCCTGCTCAAGCAGCCGTTGTGAGTCCGACTACCAATTTTCAATCCACAAGCACAGTAAATCCTCAAACAGGCATTGCGGGTTTAAATCAAAACATTCAAAACTATGCGGCTAACATAACTCCAGCCTTTGTTAGCAACATGGGAACAGCAGAGAATCCTTTTACAAATATAAACGCATCTACAGGTAAAACATTCCTAGAAGAAAAAATACGGACGGACATGGCTAATACGGGTGTGAATGAAGAAGATGTGTTCAATGCAACTGGAAAAACAGTAGCGCAACTAGTTAGTCAGGGTACAGGCGCAGGCACAAAAACAAATACAACAAATACAACAGTTAATCCAATAACAAATTCTGCTGCTGAAACATTTGTTTTAAATCCAAATAATAATTTTCAATCAGCAAGCACAGTAAATCCTCAAACAGGCATTGCTGGTTTATATCAAAACATTTCAAATTACTCAGATAAAATTACGCCTGCCTTTGTTAGCAACATGGGAACTTCAGAGAATCCTTTTAAACTGGCAGATGTAGAAGCCAGAATTAGGACGGACATGGTTAATACTGGTGTAAATGATCAGGATGTGTTCAATGCAACTGGAAAAACAGTTGCTCAGTTAGCTAGTCAAGGGTTTCCAAGCGTAGCAAATACAACTACAGGTACAGGTACAACAGCTACAAAAGATACAAATACAGTACTCAACCCATCTGTAGTTACAGACCTAACAACAGCAGATACAAAATACGTAGCACCCGGTGTTGGCGGTGCTACGGGGGCTGGGCAAGTGGGGGGTGGGACAACCATAAACCCCAATGGGACAATCACAACATCCTCACGCATACCCGGCATTCCTGTTGGTGGGTTCACGGGTATGCAGCAAGTACGAGACGCCTACACTACAGGCGGTGGCGACCTTGGGTATACATCTTATGCGCCAAAAACAATAGAAGAGTTCAATAAAAAGTACACAAACACTGGCGACAGCAAAGCCATGTACGACTATTTAATGGGTGTACCCGGAGCTACATACCCAACAAAATCTAAAGCAGAAGGCAGTGCTGGCGAGATCATGCGCCCGTACAACGAAGCCACACTAGGAACTCCAGCTAACCCAAACAAACGCTTAACTTGGAATCCAACCACGCAAAAATATGATCGCAATCCAGATTATGTGCGTAGGGTAGTGACGCCTATTTTAGATGCAGCAGGTAAGCCTGTACTAGATGATGCAGGAAATCGCAAGAGCAGCACAACAACGTATATGAGTACAAATCAAGCTAGAACAGGACTTGCTTCAAGCGGTTTAAACAAAGATTCTGGAGCGGCTTTAATTGATTGGGCAACGCTAAACAATGTGGAAGAAGGAACCCTTGCCGAGGCTCTTGGATTGCCTATACAAGAGGTAATGAGCATGTTTGCAAAAGTTAAAGCAGCTAAAAAGATACCTGCTAAAAATGGTGGTTTGATGCAGCTTGCCAATGGTGGTATGGCTTATGACGTTGGCGGCTCAGTTAAAGCAGACTACATCGACAGTAAAGGTGACACGCATGTTTGGGATTGGGAAAACGGAATGTACCGTCCTAAAACCCTGCTTAAAAATAACAAGTCATACACATGGGACAAAACTGCCAACGAATATAAAATAGCTGGCGCTGGTATAAGTGGTTTGATGGATATGTCAGGTAACGGCCCTCCTGCTGGTGGAGAGAACCCACCCAATACAACACCAGACTACGCCACACTGGCAACGATAGGCCGCACCTTGTCAAACACAGGGCTGACTACTTTGGGGGGATATTTATCTCAGCAAGCCCAAAATGGCTTTACAGGGCAAACCATCGCTGATTTGAGCAAAGATCCTGAAACGGGGCTATCCCCCGGTGAACTTGGTGGCAGAAATCCAAATACAGGCCCTGTTGGCCCGGATAATCCTACTGGTGACCCTACTGGCGCAGATACTGCGCCTGCTGATTCCGCTGCCAACGGTGGCATGATAGGCCGTTACGCCCAAGGTGGTCTAGGCTCCCTCGGTGGCTACTCAGACGGTGGCAGGCTCCTGCGCGGCCCCGGTGATGGTGTGTCAGATTCAATCCCAGCAAGCATTGGTGATCGTCAACCTGCTCGACTCGCAGATGGTGAGTTCGTTGTGCCTGCCCGAATTGTGTCTGAGCTTGGCAACGGCTCCACCGAAGCTGGCGCACGGGCGCTGTATAAAATGATGGCTAGGATACAAGCCAACCGCCGTAAGACTACCGGTAAAAACAGTGTGGCTGTGGATTCCAAAGCACATAAATACCTTCCCGCATAAGGACTCATCATGGCAGATCCAACAACAACACAAATACAGCAGAACCAATACGGGTTTGCTCCTCAGTTAGCGCCCTATGCTGAAGACATGTTGGGGCAAGCCTCTGCCCTAACTGATCTTGAACAAAACCCCTACATGCAGTACATGGGGGATCGGGTAGCGCAGTTCAGCCCATTGCAGAAAATGTCTTATGACAACGCTGCTCTTATGCAGGGTTCTGGACAACTAAAAGATGCCACAGCAACAGCAGGGCAAGCAGCACTAGGTGCTTTAAACACCGGGTACACCTACAACCCGTTCTCTGCACAGTCTTTTACTAGTGGTGCAGGGCCAACCTTTGATGCAAAAGGTGTGATGACACCCGGCACGGGTACTGCGGGTCAGTACATGAATCCGTACATGCAGAATGTAACGGACATTCAACTGCGTGAAGCGCAACGTCAAGCGGATATTGCATCAACTGGACGGCAGGCTGATCAAACAAGCAAAGGTGCTTTTGGTGGCTCTAGGTCAGCTATCATGGATGCAGAAGCTGCACGTAACCTTGCGATGCAAAAGGGAGACATCCAAGCACAGGGTTTAAACACTGCCTATGGTCAAGGACAGCAGCAGTTTAATGCGGAACAGCAAGCTCGTCAGAACGCAGCGCAACTAAACGCACAGCAAGGCCAGTATGGTGCTGGTCTTGGCCTGCAAGGACTTCAGACTGCCCTGACCGGGGCAAGCACACTGGGCAACCTTGGCAACACGCAGTACAACCAGAACATGGGCATCAACCAGATGCAGAACCAACTGGGCGCTCAACAGCAACAGCAAATTCAAAGTGGTTTAAACAATCAATACCAAGATTTTCAAAGCTCCCAGAACTACCCGTACAAGCAAATCGGGTTCATGTCTGACATCTTGCGTGGAGCACCAACCACCAATGCCGGTAGCACTATGTACAACTACCAAGCCCCTCCTAGCATGTTAAGCCAGATAGGCGGCTTGGGTGCAACTGCACTGGGAGCGTTCGGTGCTTTTGGCGGCAAAGCAAACGGTGGTATGGTTGGAGGTTATGCCAAAGGTGGTTTGGTAAAATCAAAACCACAAGGTCTTGTTGCGTTGGCTATCCACAACATGACATAAGGAATCAAAATGTTTGATGATCGAATTGGTAACCTGCAAAAGATGCTGGCTAGGATGGGGCCAGAAGGCAGGCAAAGATATGCCGCAGAGCATTCAGACGATCCTATTGCTGTGTCAATGGCGTTGTTTGTAAACAATATTGCCAAAGAAATTAAAGAAGGCAAACGGGGTGAGCCTGAGATGCCAGCCCCGGTAGTGCAGCAGGCTATTCAAGCCATGAACCAGCCAAGAATGCCACAGGGTATGCCCCCACAAGGTATGCCACCACAGGGTCAACCACAGGGTCAACCACAGGGTCAGCCACAAGCCCCGCAGCAACAAGCACCGCAGGCTATGCCACCCCAAATGGCAGCAAACGGTGGCTACATGGACTCTCAACTGCCCGAAGAGATGGGCATAGGCGCTCTACCCGAACGCAGCCTGTCTGGCATGGCTGATGGTGGGATAGTTGGGTATGCGGAGAAAGGGTTAGTTAAACCTAAAGAAAAGAAGCAAGCGTCTTTTGATAACGCTTTAGACGTAGAAGGTATAAAAGATCCAAGGCAACGAGCATTTCTTAAAGCTTTGCATGGGCAAGAGTCCAACAGTGGGCAAAACACCACGACTTCAAATCGTGGGGCTGTAGGAGGTATGCAAATTCTTCCGGGTACATTTAAACAAGTTGCCGATAAAAACATGGATATTAATGATCCATTTGACAATATGCGTGCGGGTATTCGGTATGGAATGAAGGGATATAACGCTGCTGGTGGCGATCCTGTATTGGCTGGAGCATATTACTATGGTGGCCCCGGTGGGATGCGTGCTTTGGCACAGGGGACTGCGCGTTCAGATCCAGAGAACCCCAAAGCCCCCAACACACTTGAGTATGGACAAAGCATTGCCCAAAGAATGGAAAGGAACCTTCCCACAGAAATTCAAATAGCAAAAGCGCAGGCAGCATCCAAGCCCAAAACTGTTGCTCAAAGGCTAACGGAAGCTCTTCCAATTGGAACTGCTTATGCCGAAACACCCGCAGCACCCGCAGCACCAGCGTCAGCGCCTGTAGCAGCAGCACCAGCAGCGCCAAGAGAATCCATAGAAGACAGAATAAGAAAAACTCTGCTTGCTCCAGTAGACACTAAACCATTTACTGAAGTGCCTCGGGCTATGGCTCAAGGCTTGGGTTCCCAAGTTGCTGGTCTTGTTGGGGGTGTTGCTGGCGCAGTTATGCCGGGAAAAGAAGGGCAAGGTGCTGAAGCAGCAAAACGCGCTGAACAATATGTTGGAAATATAGGAGGAGGTTCCAACCCAACTTCAGAATCAAGTAAAAGAATACTAGATGCTCTTGGGTATTTGCCAAATAAATTCTCACAATATGTATCAAAACCTGTTGGAGAAGCAATAGATAAGGCTACGGGTTCCACCACTGCTGGAGATATAGCAACAAGGATTTCAGATTTATTGCCAGCATTTGTACCGGGTGGTCGCGGAGGAAAACCAAAATTAAAACCCGCAGAGGCAGCGCCTGTACCAGCGGCAGCACCTGTACCAGCACCAACGCCAGCAGTACGTACCGTTCCTTTGCAAAAACAAGTAGCCGCAGGAAATCCACCTGCTGTTAAACCCCCTGCTGCTCAACCTCCTGTTGTTACACCCCGTCCAGAAGGGTTACAAAGAATAAATGAAGCTAATAAAAGAAATGCAGAAGCAAAACTAGCAGAAGAACAAGCAGCAGCAGCAAAAGCAGGAGCACCACCACCTCCTAATTTAACGCCTAACCAAAAAGTTGTTCCTGCACCTAAAGTTGACGTTGAAGGTGGTTTACCTTCCCTAATTAATCCTGAAGCAGCAGCATTTAAAGCAGAAGCTGTAGCTAAAGCACAAGCTAGAGCAGCAGAAAGAACAGCAGCGGCAAAGGCAACAGAAAAACCTGTTGCAGTTGAACCTATAGCAGCGGCAACAGACGCAGTCAAAGCAGCAGAAGCAGCAAAAGCAGCAGATGCACAAGTAGCCGCAGGATCTAGGGCAGCATTACAAATACGACCAGAACCATTAAACTTTCCTAGACCTTCAGTTGAAGGTGCAGGTGCAGTGGGAGCAGGTGCAGCAGCAACTCAAGGGGCTAATAATGCCGCTGAAGAAGATAGTCCAAATAGTAATATGAGTTTTAGCGAACAAATGCAGGAGTATGGCAGAGGAAGAAGGCTTGCAGAAAATCCACAAACTTATGAATTTACTAATGGTAGAGAATCTGGAGATGACACAATTCAGTTTCCATCAATCACTCCAGCAATAGCAGAAACTGCTGTTGCTCTTGCCAAAGATGAAATACCTAAGAAAGAGCAAAGTGGATTTGGCTACGAAGATCTGATGATGTTTGGTTTAAATTTAATGGCAGGTCAATCTTCAAATGCTTTAACAAATGTTGGTACTGCGGGTATTGCTGCATTAACTGCTAGACAAGCAAGGGCAAAAGCAGAAGCTGATAAACGTAAATCTGAAGCTGAAGCTTTGCGTGATACAGCATATGGTGAATATTACAAAGATAAAATTGCTCAAGGCCCAGAAGAAAGAAGACTTGCTGCTGAAGATAAAAAACTTGCTGCTGAAGATAGACGTACAAGAATTGCAAACGAAACACAAGACAGAGCAAATGCTTTGGCAAGACAAAGAGAAGCGGATCAAGTAACTAGACAAGCAAAAGCAGATGACGCTTTAAAAGATAGTAAAGAATACAACACAGCTTTAATGGAAGCACAAATTGCAAGATTAACTTTTGATAAGATTTCAAATCCTACTCAAGAACAAAAAGACAAATTTTTGCGTTCACAAGAAATACCAAGAATGATGAAAAGAGAAGCTTATAAAGGTTTTGGTATTAATCCTCCTAAGTTAAACACTAATTCTGCTGGGTGGAATATAGCTCCCGCTCCTTAATAAAAATTATGCCTAATTTTAGAGTTACTTCACCTGAAGGTAAAGCTTATATAGTTACCGCCCCTGAAGGCGCAACTGAAGAAGAAATCCTTAGTTACGCTCAAAATAATTTAAATACAGAAACAAAAGTTGCTGCACCAACTACAGCAGCAATCCCAGAACGTACCTATGGTGAGGTTGCTAAAGACGTTGGTGCTGCCGTTGCCACTGGTCTAGGTGGTCTTGGACAATTCCCCGGTCAACTGTATGGACTTGCCACTGGTGATTTTAGTGATACAGGTCTGTATGGCAAAGCCAAAGAACTTGAAAAATACGGTGAGTCTTTAAAATCACCGGGTCTTGTTGCCAGAGAAAAGGCTAGTCAAGCAAGAATTGCTGAAGCTGAAAAAGAAGGTCAAGTATCTTCATTTTTTACCGCTATCAAAGAAATTATCACTGACCCTGTTCAGCTTCCTAATTTTTTAATATCTCAATCTTTACAGTCAATCCCTTCTATTGCGGCTGCATTAGTGCCGCTGGTTGGCCCTGCTGCATCTGCTGAAATTAAAGCATTACAAATTGCAGCCAAAACTGCAACCAGTGCAGCAGCTAGGTCAATTGCTGAAAAAGAACTAAAAGACTATGTTGCTGATGTTGCTATAAAAACTGGCACTAGACAGGCAATTGGAACTGGCGCTGTTCAGCAAGGTGCTGACATTGGCACTGGTGCTTATGAAGACATCTACAAAAAATTAATAAGCCAAAACGTTCCAGAAGACCAAGCGGCAGAGAGGGCTTTGGGGCTTGCTAGGGCGTCTGGGGCATCAGGTGCTGTCATCTCATTGCTGGCGCAAAAGCTTCCCGGCGCTCGGGTGCTTGAGGAAAGACTTGCTGGGATAAGGTTTGGTTCTCCCGGTGGTGTTGGAGGAAACATTGCAGGACGACTAGCTAGTGGTGTTGGTGTTGGTCTCAAAGAAGGTTTGACAGAGATTCCAGAGGAAGTTGGTGGGAAATTTTCCCAAAACCTTGCTATGCAGCAAGTTGATCCAACTCAAGCCCTTGCAGAAGGATTGGGAGCCACAGGTGGACAAGCTTTCATAGGTGGCTTTGGTTTAGGCACGGTGATCGGCTCCCTAACCAATGGAGACTCAGCAAGAGTAGCTGAAGAGAAAAGAAGCATTGAGCAAGCAAAACTGCAAACTCAAAAAGAACAAGCTTTAGAACAAGCTTTAAAACAACAGAACCTAACAAAAACACAGCTTGGAATTACAGAAGGACAACAGCTTGGATTGCCAGCCCCAGATGAATTGTTTAAACAAACAGTCAATCCGTTGTTTAACCCTTTTGGAAACTACAGCGCAGCAGATTTAGGCATCAATCCAGAGGTGGATGCTTATGTAAAGCAACACCGTCAACTCACCGGCAAGCCAAACATTGAGTCTTATTCGATAGAAGACATACAAGATGCAATGCCCGGTACAAACACTGTCGCTGAAAAAGCTGCAATAGACAGTTTTTTAACAAAAAAAACAGGCTATACACGCGAGGTTACCTATACCCCACAAGACATTCAAAATGTAGCTGCACAGAAAAACATTGAAACCAAAACAAAAGGTTTTGATGATTTCTTGACAAGAACAACTGGCATCAGCAATGTGGCAGAAATGTCACAGCCACAGCTTCATGCTGCGTTTACAGCATTGGCCCAGTTACCTAAAAGCCCAGATCTTCAAATTCTTCCGCAGGGCACAAATGCCACAAGGTTCACTGAGGATCAGTACAAAAAATCCATTGAGAGCTTAAAAGCAGTTGGCAACAACCTCTCTAGGGAAGATGTTTTAAACAAGATCTACGATCAAATCAAGGTTCCTTATGCAGAGCCTGTTGATCCAATTGCTGTTAACAAGGCTCCAAACGCAGAAGCTGAACAACGCAACAAAACATATTTTGAAAGCTTGCAGCTTAAAAATGCAGAGTCAATTCTAAGCAAAGCATTGAGAGAAAACGACCTTGAAACAGTCAAGGTTCCAAAATTTGATGTCATTGCACCAGATGGATCTGTCACTGTATCTCCATTGACCCGTGAATCTGCTGAAAGAATTGCAGCACAGACTGAAGGTTTTACAGTCAAAGAATCTTCAGTAGAAAAAATTGCTGTTGTAGATCAAAGCGTTCTGCCTAAAGGATTTGACATCCAGCAGCAATCGTTTAAACAAGATGGTGTGCCGGGTGGCTACCAGATTAAAGCTGGCAATGTTTTAATTTCTCCAACAGCATTTGCCACTGAAGAAGAAGCAACTAACAAAGTTAAAAACTACGAAGCTGTTAGAGCAAATCAAATTGAGGCTATAGATAAACAGCTTACAAAACTAGAGGCAGAAAAAACCAAAGGTCAAAACGAACTTGATGCAATGGAAGTTTCTGGAAGTTCTTCGACCCCAGCATACAGAGTTGCATCTGCTGCCTTTGACAATCAGGTTAGAGGCATTGACACCAAGGTTGTAGGTTTAAACAAACAGAAAGAATTGCTTGCAGTTCCTTTGCAAATTATCCCAACAGGTTCTGCAATTCGTTCAGGGTTTACAGTCTTTGAACAAGGCATTCCCAGAGCAACTTTGCCTACTAAGCAGGCAGCAGAAGAGCACATCATTGCCAATGCCTCTGACGAGACGCTTAAAAACATCTCGACATCCCCAACGCCTAACCGTCTTCGGAATAAAGCAAATGAGGAAATCAATCGCAGGGCTGGGAAAGTTGAACCCGGCATAAGGGTTGCCAAATCCCCAGAGCTTGAGAAACAAGCTGATGTAGAAAACCAAGCTCAAATGACAAAGCTTGAAGAAGCTTTAAAACCAATACTTGCCAAGTTTGGTTTAAACACCACCAAGCTGAAGGTGGCTAAAGAGATAGATGGTGGTAAGGCAGAAGCATCCTATGTTGGCATTCAGGATTTAATTAACATAGCTTTTGATGCGGTCAATCCTGTTAGGGCTTTAAGACATGAATCTGTCCATGCTTTGAAAGAACTTGGGTTCTTTACAGACGGGCAATGGAAAGCTTTGGTAAATCAAGCCAATACCAAATGGATTAACAAATATCTTAAACAAAAAAATGTAAGCGGAAATCCATTGGCTGCGGGTGAAGAGTCCCGCTATGAAGCCTACATGAAAGCTTATGATGGCAATCAAGAAGCAATCATTGAAGAAGCCATTGCAGATGCTTTTGCAGATTTTGATGTAAACGGTGCTCCAGCAGGATTCATGGCTGCATTGCTTACCAAGATTCAGAACTTCTTCAAAGCATTGCTGAACGCTTTAAACGGTGCAGGATTCCAAACCGCAGAAGATGTGTTTGGTAAGGTTGAGCGTGGTGAGTTACGTGGTACTAAAGAAGCTAAAAAAATAAACAAAATTGACGAGAGAAAAAGTTTAAAAGCAGGGTTCCGTGTTCCATTGTCTACAGTTGATTTAATGGAAAGTGATGCATTAGTATCCAGAAAAGAATTGAATTTAAAGGTTGAAAAAGAGGAAGATGAACGAGCGGGTCAGTTAAACAACGTTCGTGAAATTGCTGTTTCTTTAAACAACCAGACAGTTCGTCAATTTGGAAAGATGGATCGCAATAATCTTACTGAAGAAGATGCTGTAAAAATTTCTGAAGCTATGGCAGACGAGGTTCTGTACCAGCTTGACACAACTTCTACAACAGGAACTGGGCTAGGCTGGTACTCAAACAATTACCCAAATGCGGTAAAACGTTTATCAACAAAATTCCCAGAGTTAAAAACTAACCGACATGCACGGGCTGTGTTTACAGCATTAGTGGCAATTACCTCCAACGGAGAAAGAGTTAAAAAGAACATTTCCAACGCTATCAATCTTTATTCCAAGCTGCGGATGGGTAAACCATTGGTGGCTATGGGAAATCGTAGACCAACTGCTTTGCAAAATAATCTAAAAACATTAGAGGATTTGCTTATAGAACATGGTGAAAACTTTGAACAGCATTTGTTAAAAGAAACTACAGTTTCTGAAATGAATGTTCAGTTGCGTGCAAGAGGTGAAAAACCAGACGCAAGCTACTTGGCAGAAACCACAGTCCCAACAGCAGCCATTTATTTTGGGCCAAAGCTAGGTGCTTTCTATGCCAATCTTTCTGGGTCTGAAGGCTATTTAACAATGGATCTGTGGTGGACACGTACCGTCAATCGTATGCGTGGTTTGTTAATTCCTATGGCAACTGCTGCATCCATTGGAAAATTCAGATCAATGATGGAAAGGCCAAATTTAACCCGTGATGAAATTGTTTCGGCTGCTATTCCTTTTAGAGATAAGTATCTGGAGTATGGGTACAACACTGATTTGGAACATTTAACAAAATCCAAAGAACCTGCTAAAAAGTTTTTAAAAGCTGCTTGGTTTAAACGTGCTGAAAAAGTTGCTGGTGACAGTTACGATCAGTTGTTGTACGAACACAACTTAGAAAAGATGGCAAACACCATCTACAAGAACGAATACGAAATGTTGGCAGAAGCTCCATTCACTGCCTCTGACAGAAAATTTATGTACGATGTTGGGAGAAAGACACAGTCCCTATTGCGTAATCAGGGAGTTAGTCTTACACTGGCAGACATACAGGCAGCATTGTGGTACTACGAGAAGCGCCTGTACCAAAAACTAAGCGGAAGGAAAGCAGATGATATCGGATACGAAGAAGCAATCATCGCCCAAGCCAATGAGGGTACTGGACGAGCAAGACCCAGTGTGGTCTTCATTGGAGGGGTTGACGGTGGGTCTGTCGCCACAGGAGAGATCGAAAGTTCTGAGGGACTTCGTGAAGAGCCTACCGCTGAAGAATCCAAAGTAGAAGGAACAAATGAAAACATTTCACCTAGAGAACCTACCGTTCGACCCAGCGATAGAAGCGGGGAAGGACGCAGTGCGGCAAATGGAACAAAACTCTCCCTCCGAGAAGACATACGATCCTATAGAGGACGCAATGAAATGCAATCCCGGACTCACACGGAAAAAAGCATTGGAGATGGCAGAAGCGTTCGGGTTCTAGGCGCAAAGCCTATAGCTGAGTTTACCCCTACCGATTCGTTTAAGGGGATTGTCAACGGGTACGGTCATCAGTCTCCTGTGTTTTATGAGATCAGCGGCAAAGATGCTGCGATCTATGAACAGGCAATACAGGATTCAAAAGATGCCAGCCCATACGGTGCTGCTGTCTATGTCTATCCCGTAGAAGAATACGCAGACATGCGCCTCTTTATGACAGAGGATGGAAAATCAGGTGTTGCCCTTAAAGGTGATGACATTGTTTCTGTCTTTTCTGGGCCACCTCACAAAGGTTCTGTCAACTCTTCAATGCAACTTGCTGTACAAGAAGGCGGCAGAAGGCTTGATGCTTTTGCAACTGTTCTTCCATCGCTTTACAACGCCAACGGCTTTCAAGTTGTAGGCCGCATGAAATGGAACGAAGATTACAAGCCAGAAAACTGGGACAAGAAGACATTCTCTGATTTTAATAATGGTGAGCCTGATGTTGTTTACATGGCATACGATCCAGATGACAACAGGACAGTATTTGAAAATCCGGGTGAATATTTTGATGACCCTGATAAGCTTTCACAAGCGCAAAAGGATGCTGTAAACAAAAATGTTAAGTACTCCCTTGGTAAAGGAATCGTACTTGGAACAAAACAAGAAGGATCTATTTCTTTCAACGGAACCCACTACGGAAAAATAAAAACAGACAATCTAAATTCCTCTAAATACGGCACTGGTTTACAAGGATCAGAATCCCGTAGACTAAGCGGGTACTGGGATGACCGCATCAAGAAGCGGGTCTATTTCTACGTTCCTAAGTATGACGGGACAATGCCGCTGCCAGAATCTGGTGTAGGTGGTTATGTTTACACACAAAAGTTTGACAACATAGCCAGCCCTGCGGTTATGAGCAAGCTCTATGCAGAAGCCCGTGGTGATGCCAACACTATGGAAACCTTAGTTGTTGAAGCTGGCTACGATGGCTATGCTGCTCCTTCAATGGGAATGATGGTTATTCTTAACCATGATGTGCCTGTTAACTACGAAGGAACCAAGGCTGAGTTTGATGCTAAGAAACCTAAGTTAAGCCTACGTGCAGCACCTAATACACCTGAATTTAAACGCTGGTTTGGCAATAGCAAGGTTGTGGATGAGAATGGTAAGCCGATGGTGATGTATCACGGCACAATTACAGACATTACAAGTTTTGAACCCCGCGCACAAGGTGGAGGTAATGCAATTTGGTTAACTCCTGATCCTGAGTTTGCATCAAGTTTTGCCGTAGATAGAGAGGGTAGGCTTGATGAGGGTGCTGCTGAAGGCGGCAATGTTATGCCAGTGTATGTAAGAGCTACAAACACATTTGATTATGAAAAACCAGAACATCTAAAAATATTGCAGGATTATCTGCTAGAAGAATACCCGAGTGGACAAATAAAAAATACTGCTGGTGCAAACACAAAAATCCGCAATGGAATTGCAATGTTGCGAGACAAAGATGATGGCATGGCATTTTTTCTGCAATCAGAATCAGTATTTGATGCAGTGCAAGATTTAGGTTTTGACAGCATGTCTGAGCGGTTTGAGGATGTTAACAACTTAATTGTTTTTAAACCCACTCAAATAAAATCAGCCATAGGAAACACAGGTGCTTACGATGCTACAAACCCAGACATCCGCTATAGCTTGAAGAACACAGCTTTCCACAGTGGCGATCTTGGCTACGGCAAGGACACTGTGCTTGGCAGAATGAGCGGAAGAAGCACAGGCCACTTTGGAACGGGAACGTATTTTACTAGCACAGAGCCAGAAGAATCACGTTTTAATCCTAGGGCAGACAGGCCCAAGCATATGGTCAGCTTAGATGGTTACAAGTTGGCAAGACCTCGCACAAAAGATAACGCAAAAATATTGCACAAAGGGCTGGAGCAAGTTAATGATTTATCATCGTATTTAAATGGTGTTGAGAAGATTGATGGCGAAACTCGAAAGCGAGTAGATAAGCTATCTGATGATGCTGCATTTAATGTTTTTATATCCATCCTACCGGGTCAAGAAATCAGTGAAATAAAACAGATGACATTAAAGGCGGCTATTGCCGCCACCAAAGAATACGAATCTGTTGCACATAAAACAACATATGCGGAAACTGCGGCGACAAGGTTAATGCGTGCATTGGGTTATGACGGCGTTGATGTGCGCCATCTGCCTGATTACGACAATACACTCTATGGCACAGTTGTCTATGGAAAAACGTTTAAAGAACGTGCGCCACAAGAGAAATACAGCCTTACTCAAAAGATCAATTCCTTACCAAACAGTGCCAAGATACTTGACAGCGTCAATAAGATCGTTTCTGTACAGGAGCAAACAGGCCATGTAGAAAGAATGGTTGCTGCGTTTTCACCAAAGAGCAGATCAAATTTCAGAGCAGCTTTCATTGACCGGTACAACCAGATTGGTGTAAACAGCAAGCAGGTTGCTAAACTCAAGGGTGAGAATTGGCTCTTGGCAGATGTAAGCGCAGAAGCTGCTGCCAACATGTCTGACCTAGCAACTGGTGTCTCTGCATCTGCATTAGGTGTTGGTCAAGGTAAAGGCGGTATACCTGTGTATGCCAATGGGTTTACCAAAGTTTTCAATGATGATGGCAAGATCAAGGGTGCTGTTGAGATCTTCTCAACGTTAGCCAAGTACAACAACCCAGAAATTTACAGGCTGTATCAATGGTGGGCAGGTTCTCTTCGCGGAAAACGATTGCTTGACAATGGAAGAGAACAGAACTACACAAAAGAGGATATCAAGCTTGCAGAAGAACTGTTGGTTTCTTTCCCTGAATTTGCTCAAGTGCAGAAAGAATGGATTGTTTACAACGATGGCTTGGTCAAATATGCTGTAGACACAGGTGTTCTGACAAAAGAAGCTGGTGAAAAGTTTAGAGAGTACGGGGACTACATTCCGTTTTACCGCCAGATAGATGGTGAACAGACTGTTGGGCCAAACATCTTTAGCGGTATCTCTGGTGTCAAAGGCCCGAAAGCATTGAAGGGTAGTGAAGCCCCTCTGGCTGATTTCCTAGAAACCATTGTCAGAAACACTCAGTCCATCATTGAGTCTGGCATGAAGAACGTTGCTGCCGAAAGAGCCATCAGAGATGCAATAATTCTTGGACAGGCAGAAAAGCTAGACTTCCAACCCAAAGAGTTTAAATCTGATGTTGTGAGCTATCAGGAAAAAGGCAAGACAGTCTATTACAAGCTGGCAGATCCAGCTTTATATGAGGCAATGAAAGGTTTAAACATACCTGATATGCCTTGGCTCGGCATTCTTTCCGCACCAGCAAATCTTCTTAGGACTCTGGTTACCAAAGATCCGGGGTTCATGCTTGTCAACTTGATGAGAGACTCAGTCTCTGCATGGGTAACATCAGGCTCTAGCATGACCCCCATCGTGGATACCATGAATCAATTTGTTAAAACGCTTGCAGGGAAATCCCCAGAAGCTGAAGCATTGATGATGTCTGGTGTCCTTGGTGGTTATGATTTTGCAAGCAATGTTGAGTCTGGTGGTAAGGATCTAGCTAAATATTTGCGTAAAAAGACAAATACAAAAACCACAACAGAATTTTTAGCAACACCGTTTACAAGCATTTGGGAAGCCTTGGAAAAAGGAACAACAGCTTCTGATGCAGCAACCCGTGCAGCTATTTATCGCAGGGTTATGGATGAAACTGGCAATGAAGCAGAAGCAATCTACAGAGCCTTGGAGGTAATGAACTTCAACCGCAAAGGAAACTCTGCTGTTGTTAGGATATTGACTGCCGTTGTTCCATTTCTAAACGCCCGAATTCAAGGTCTTGATGTTCTGTACAGAGCAAGCTTTGGTGAAATGGCTAGTAAAGATGCCAAAGCAATTCAAAAAGCATTTATCATTCGTGGTTTGTTCTTGATGGGCATGACTGCTTTATATTACGCAGCAACTTCTGATGATGATGAGTACAAAAAACAAGAGCAAGAAGTTCGGGATAATAATTGGCTGATCCCTTCTCTTGGTATAAAGATACCCATTCCTTTTGAGATTGGTGTTTTGTTTAAAGTGATTCCTGAGAGGATCATGGCCTATCATTATGGAACTGACACTGGCAAAGATCTTCTTGAATCAGCAGCCAGAAACATTGTTAGCACATTTGCATTTAACCCTGTCCCACAAGCAATAATTCCTTTTGTAGAAACAGCAACAAACCATTCTTTCTTTACAGGCAGAGAAATTGTTCCTCGTGAATTGAAAGATGTAAGTCCAGAGTTTCAAACCAATGCAGGAACATCTGGGTTGGCTAAAAGAATTAGCAGTGGTTTGGCTGATATTCTGCCAAGTGGATTAAAAGAAAAGGCTCTGTCCCCAATTCAAATAGACCATATTGTGAATGGCTACACCGGGACACTGGGCATGTATGCCTCTAGTATGCTCAACTCAGTCTTTGACAGATCCACAGATCCAACCAGAGCAGATCTAAGACTTGAGCAAATGCCTGTTCTGCGTAGGATATTGATTGACAAAGAAGCTAGAGGCAATGCCACTGCCTACTATGATTTAAAGCACAGCACAGACACAATGGTCAGAACCATTAATCTGTTGGAAAAAACCCAGAACTTTGAAGAATTAGGTAAATACCAACAAGAAAATTTAAACCTTCTTGCAACACAAGATTACATGAAGGATTTGGCAAAAATGATGAAAGAACTGAACGAATATTCTGTGATGATTAAGTCATCACAAATGGATGGAGCCTCAAAGAGAGATGCTTTGTTAGCTATCAGCCAAGCACAGAATAACGTTACAGCAAATATTAAAACAATTAGGAAGATGCTTAATTAAACATTTCCTTTGATGGTGCATCAGATATTTCTGAATCAGTCATAATTACACAAGCCTCTTGAATTAAATTGATAGCCTCAAAGTTTTGAATTCCAAGAGCCATAATCTTTATGGCCTCTATTTCTTTAATAATCAAAAGAATTTGTGATGTAGGTTGTTTTCCATATGCTTTGGAAATCTCTAAAACTGTAAAAGCAAAATGTATTTTTTCTTCAATTGAAGCATCAAGCATTTTTTCTTCCGCAGCATCAAACAAAGCTTTAAGATGCTTGTTAGGATTAGAAGAATTATTTAATTCATTTAGTATCATGGTTTTCCTTAGTAATCAAGGGCCAAACGTTCCTATCTCTTATTGAATGCAGTACTTGCACAAATATTTGGTAGTCAGATGCAGTGTGAAAGCGCACGGGGTCTTTGTCATACGTGTCGTGATTCAACGCAGTGCCATCGTGATCAATTCTGGCTAGGTTTTTCTCCCAGACTTTGATCGCATGGTCTAAGCGTTCTTCAGTGGTTTGTTCTGACCACCGCTTCTTCACGGGGGATTTGTCTTCATCGGTCATGGTAGTATCTTTGATTGTTGTTTAAGATGTCACATTAATGCATCTGGTAATTGCTTAAGCTTTTCCTTTTGTGCTGCCCGGTACATCTGTTCCAGCAGCTTTGGGTCTACCCGCTTGAACGGGTCGTAGAAGTTTACCGGCTTTTTCTTCCGTTTGGAAGATGTGGTCGTTGTAGCAAATTCTTTTTCTGATGACATAGTTGTCAATCCTTCTTCGTGTATCTTTTACTCTGGTGGGTGAATTACAAATTGGGCACATCATTGTGTTTTTCAAACCATAGTTTTTCTCTAACTCCTTCAACACCTCCATCTTCAATAAGTTTAAACTTGACTGTTGGAAAACTACAGCGGTTTTCTTTCACCATCTTGTTCTTGTATTTAAACGTGCAGTCTGCACAGTAACCGCTAGGGCCGGGATTTAAAACCCTAGCTGCTTTCTGCCAATCCCTCCATTCAAAAACAGAATTAAAACATTTAGGAACTTTATAGCTATCATCTTTATAGTGAACTATAGTGACATCGTTATTTAATTTGGCATAAGATGCTTTGCGTTTTGAATTGAATCCTGTCATGTGTTCTTCTCCTTGAGTTTAGCTTCAACTAGGTTGTAGAAAGCAAGCAGCCCTGCTCCATCGTGCTGCTTCAATATTTCTTGGTATTCCTCATCAGTCAGCCCTACCCACGGCACTGCATAATCTTGTACATCAGTCTGTGCGTTGCATATAGGGCATCTCATGTGTTACTCCAAGTTCTCATTGCGTATGCACAGTCTCGTTTCAAGTAGGGCGGTAGCTGCTTGTGTTTAGCCAGCATGTCGGCCCATTGACTGATGTACTTCTCGTAGCGGTCTAGCCATAGGGCTTCTTCTTTTGCGGTCATGTGTTCTTCTCCTTTGGTGGTGTGGCATTAAGCACGGCCTCAAGATGTTTTGGGTTTAGCGTCTCCCCAAACTCTTCCTTGTACTTGTGACTGATCTGCCCGAACCAGATCAATCGGTTGAGTGCTTCCTCCACGGACATGCCAAGGCGTTCATGTATGTGCTGTTTGTTTGGTTGGGTCATGTGTTGCGCTCCTTGAGGACGGACTCCGCACTTATTACTGCTTGGAGTTTTGTTAAGCAAGACTGATCGATTGCCGAAAAGTCTTTCTTCGTCAGCCCTGCCCACGGGCGCTTGGGCGGCAGGGACGACAACGCCAGCACATCATGCACTTGTCTGAGCACGGCGCACAGACTGTTGTTGGTCTCAACCCACTTGTGTTCTTGCGGTGTCATGTGTTGCGCTCCTTCCAAAAACTGTACCAAAATAATTCTTTCATCCACAAAGGTATCTGCGTGTAAACCGCATTGAACTTGTCGCCGTACTTGCGGTGGTGTTTTACATAGGCGTCTTCCAGTGTGCCTATCGGCGGCGGTGGAATGTAGGTCTTGTAAAACTCTAAGTAGTCAATGGGTTGAGTCATGTGTTGCGCTCCTTGAGTCGCTGCTCAATGGCTCGGGCATCTTTGATTGTTATGTATGGATTTACATCTGAGTCTGCCGTTCCAATCCGACTGACTGCGCTCCAAATCTCCTCATCCGTCAACCCTACCCACGGGCGCTGTGCTGCTTTCCACTCAGCCAAAAAGCTGATTGCCTGTAGCCCGTATTCGTCAAGGATGTTCTTGATCAATTCCCACTCGGGAGGTGGCTGTGCTGCGGGTGGGGTGGCCCTCACCATATGCTTTAGCCAATCAGCCTGAAACCACTCGTCCTGCCCGTTAATCCTGACACATAGGTCTGTGTGGTGAGCGTGCTTAAGCCGATCAATCAACCGCTGGACAGAGGCCACCTGAATTGAGTTAATGTTTTCGTCGGTCAAAATCCACGCCACAGGCTCCTGCTCTGGCTGTGCTACTGGCACTGGCAATGCTTTCGTGCCCCCGCAGTCTTTGTAATGACACGCATCTCCGTCTTGGCAGGGGCAGCGAGGGTCTTTTCCTATGCATGTCATGTGTTTCCCCTTGCTCTGATTTGCTCTGCAAGTCGTGCGGCTCTTGCTTCATCACATTCCTTCGCACAAGCCTCACGTTCGGCAGCGGTGACAAGGGCGGCAAAGGCTTCAAGGTAGTGCAGAAATTTATCTCTGTCCTTGCCCATGCCGTAGAACGACAGCCCGGATGCGTCTGCTATGAGGATAATTTCATCTCGTGTCATTGCACCCTCCCTCGACCCGTCTGTCATGTGTTGCGCTCCTTCAGCTTGGCTTCAATGGCATCGTCTCTACGCCACCAAAAGACCAAGGTCATCCCATCCCCGCCTTCGACCCCGGCTTCTGGGCTTTCGGTAAAAACAACCCAATCTTCGCCAAAGGAAGGATATGTACCAAGCCGTTCAAACCCTGCCTTCCGCGCCCACTTGGTGATCTCATTTTTGTTCATTCAGTATCTCCTTCTCAAGCACTACTACCGCAGCGTCAATCTGCTCAAACAAGTAGTCGGGCAGTGTTGTTCTATGGATGGACATTGCACTCTCTATCGCCGACAGTAGGCGTAGGATTCTCAACATTTCTTGCTTAGTCATGTGTTCTTCTCCTTGAGTTTTGCTTCGATGGCTCGGGCAAATTTGTCAGCGTGGAGGTCACCGCCAATCGTGCAGTCGTTCACCATTTGCCAAATCTCCTCAACCGTCAGCCCCACCCACGGCTTGGCGTAGACCTGCGTGTCATCGTCATCGTCAGTTTGCGCTGCCCACAAACGCAAAGCCTCGCGTTCGATCCTTCGGAATTCATCTTCTTCGGAGTTCATGTTTCCCTCTCTTTCAGCATCGCGTCCGCTGCTTTGTATGCTTCTTCTGCAACACCCTCATACCATGTTCCTTCATATGTAGTTAGGCGTGCGTGCATAGCCTTGGCAGCAAAGTAGTCGCGCAGGGTCATTCCTTTTTGCGGGTCAACTACTACGTCTTCTTCTCCGGTAAGATAATTATTTCCACGACTTGCGGGGCGTGGAAACGCTGATTCTTTGTTCATATTAAGGCCCACATTAGTCCCGCAATACCTGCGAGGAAAACAATTGTCATCAAGACAAGAATAATTTTTGTCACCCAGTACATAAACTCGTCTATCCCGGTGTAATCGTCATCATCCATGTTTGCTCTCCTTGACCGATGCAACACCGTCAGCAAACCCTCTCATGTAATGTTTCAAATTCATAACTGATCGTGTTTTAAGCACTCGTGGTTTAATTGCAGGAGGTTCTTTAGTCAATAAATCTTTCAAAGCAAAATACCGTTGAAAAGAAGTTTGTTTTTGCACACCGGTACTCATTTTGCTTATGTTTTGTTCTTTAAGTCCTGAATGTTTGGAAATATCAACCTGTTTCCAACCTTTACTTTTTAATATTTGAAAAAGTTCTACTAGGGTCAATAGTTTTTCTGTGTTGTTTTTCATGCTTGTTCCTTGTGTTGATTGATATGTTGTTCTAACCGTTTGATGCGAGTGTCGTTGTAACGCACCACAGAAACAGCATAGTCAACTGCTGTCTCAGCTTCCAGCTTGCACAAATGGGCAATTGCAAGTTCTTTTGAGATCATCTCTAATGGCGTTGGACGCCGAAAATAAGTTTTGATTAAATTAATCATGGTGCTTAATCTTGTCAACTGGCATCACAGAAGATATCCAGAAACCATTGTTGTTTAAACTCATTCCTTTCTTTAACATTTCTTTTGAGGTTCTGCATCTTCGGGTAGAACCATGATCACCTGTTCGATGTTTATCAAAGGAATAGCTGCTGTTGAAATATTCCATGCACCCTTGACATTGATTTTTATCGCCCGTTAATTTTTTAGGGGCAATGTTTACATCAACCATTTTTTGCACCTTGTAATAAACATTTGTAAAGATCATCAGACATCAGTTCTGCAAAAGATTTCCCGCTTGGGAATCTCATTTTGCTGGCAGTGTTGGCGCTAACAACCTCAATGGATTTTTTAATGCCATCGTTGTAGCCGCTTGCATAAGTTGAATCAGACAGACGCATTGAGATTGCCTCTCTAATCACAGAAGACATGGTAAGTTTTTTAGCCTTGGAAAATTTTCTAAGTTTTGTGTATTCACTTTCCTCAATGTAGGCCATGAATGGCTTCAGCTTTAAATTTTGCATTTTTAAAATCATAAGATTTTCCTTGTAAGTTCTATGACCCCCATGAAGGGGGCCACAGGATCAGATCAGAATGGAACGTTGTCATCCTGACCAAAGCTGCTTGACAATTTTCTTTCTGCAATTGCATCGTGCTCTGGAACCCACCTATTAATTGCAAGCGACAAATAGGTTTGACCTGCGCTGTTTCGTTTCTTCCAGCCACTGATCTTAAACACCGACAAGCCATCAACAACTTGTACCGCTGTTGTGTTTGACAGGTCAATCGCAATACTCCCCCAATAGTCAGGAGATGACTCAAGTTTTTTAGTGGTGTTTGCCTTCAAACTGCCGCCATCAGGATATTCTTTAAACTCTTTTTCACTCATTTCTTTACTCCAAAAAAGATTTCTTCAAGTTGGTAAATTTCTCTAACACTTCCTTGTAAAACTCTAGGTGAGTTTTCTTCAGGCTCTCTAACTGCGTTTGGTTTGCCATCCAATAGCTTGTCAAACCATCCACATCCTTGCTAATGCTTGTGTACTCAATCATTGCATCAGCGAATGCTCTCCTGCTTTCGTCGTCGTTGCTCCACTCAGTCACCTGTACCCCTCTGTATTTTTTCTCTTCCTTTGCCTCCTTTACATCATTTACATCATTTACGGCTTTTACGTCCTTTACATAGCTTTCGGGGATGTCCTCTCCAGCGTAGATGTACAGACCCAGCCCATGCATTGCCACAGCCTTGACCAAGCAGCGCATGATTGATGTGTTTACATCAAATGAGTTTGGTGTGGCAATCGGTTTGTTGCGGTAGTCCAGAACCGGCAACATGCAGGTCACAGGCTTCTCAAACATAGTCACAGTGACCCAGACCATGAATGTGCCACCGACAGGCATAAGCGGTGTCCCGTCAAACATCTCCACCTTGAAGTTGGCGGTAGGGTCAGCCTTCAGAGCCTCTGCCCATGCCCATGCCCATGACAGGTAACTCAGGTTGTTCTTCTTCTCAACCTTGTCTTTAAGATTGATCGATAAAAGATCAGACGAATTCATTGATTTCTCCTTGATACTGTTTACACCATTTGGCTACACCGCAGTAGTTCCCAGCGCATCTTCTCGGTTCTCCGGGTCTTACCTCAACATAACCTTTCTTCTCTGTCGCCATCTCTAGTGCCTCACTTTCATTGGTCAATACTCGGATTGCAGTTTTGCGATCCACCTTTTTTACAGCGTAGGTCGTCTCCGACATCCACCGATCTGCATCGGAACATGGTTGTAGTTCCTCTGAAAATTCAATAGCCACCTTGCTCCTCTGATGCATGGCAAGCCTGTTCCTTACAAACAGTTCGGCTTCGTAGCTGTTCCACATGGGTACATCCACTACGCAGATCTGGCTTTTTGGGTAGTCCTCTTTGTTGCTCCCGTGCTTGTTGAAGTCTTTGAGCAATGCACAGACCTTCAGTGCTATGACATTCTTCTTCTTGACAGTCTCAATCAGCCACTTGTACATGTTGAGTTGCTCCACCCACTCACGCTTCTCTCCCATGACTGACCAAACAGATGTAAACTTGTAGTCCCACAAAATGATCCCCTCTGGGGTCGTTTGTTGAGCATCAATCGCACCTGAGATTTCAATGCCATCCAACGTTGTGAAGAGCCTCTCCTCAGAGACAAACCCATGAGCCTTGACTCCCTCAAACTGAGCGTGAAGAGCAGTGCCTAAAAATCGTGGGAGCATATCGCTAACATCCTCCTCCATCTCGTTTTCGTACTGTTCTCGGAACCTTGCCACCTTGGGGGGCTGCAACAATCCCGTTACACTGTACTGGCTAGTGCCCTTGCTGTAACTGTCCTTGGACATCATATTTACCAATGGCAGAGGCAAATCAAACTTGTTTGTAACCTTCATCGGAATCCTTTTTTATGAACCATGATCTGTATGATAGTGCCATTGTAGAGGAATTACAAGCGATATCACTAATTATTTTTGGTGAACCTGCAAGTAAGTCAAATTCTAGGAGAGTTGTGCGAATAAACAACACATCTCGCTTGATAAAATCAAAAAAAGCTTTAAGCTACTCAGACATCTTTAGGAATCAGTGTAGGAAACTGACCACCTTGCTCACTGGGGATCTGATGGTGACGATGCACATCCACTACGCATCAAGGCGTCCAGACCTAGACGAGAGTCTGATCTTGGACTTGATGCAGGGGTTCATCTACGAGAACGATAGGCAGGTCAAGGAGCGCCACACCTACTGGCACTTGGACAAGGAGAGACCCCGTGCTGAAATTTTTGTGTCGAGGATAGAGGAAATTGAACCCAAAAAAAAGCCCCGTCAACATCGGGGCAAAAATGGCACTGCAATGCCGTAACGAATTCTACAAGGAAAAAATGGACATCATCGACTACGCTCAACACCTGATCAAAATTGAACAGTTTCTTAGAGAAACACACGATCTATGCAACGATAAAAAGATCAACGAAGCTCAACGATTGTGTTTAAACATCATTGTTGAAGCTCGGTTGCTTCAGTCTTGTTTGACCATCATGGGTGAAAAAACAACAAAATAAAATATATTTTTTCTGCACTGAAAAACCGAGAAGATTGGGTGTACAGTGCAAGTCGGACTCCATCCGTAGCAAGAGTTTTAGTCCCGACTGCGTGGAAGAAAAGGGATACACGGTAAGCGTTATGGCGCAGGGCAACTACCCTCAACAACCCGTGCGGCTGGTCGAATCTGCAAGCCGAGGGATCAGTCTATGACTGACATGCAGATGCCGAAAGGCGGTGAAATCAATCCTCTCTGTCCCTTCAATGGGGAAGGGGGGTCTTTGGGTGAAATTATGATAAGAGCGCGTTTTGTATTCTCCCCGCCCCGAAGGGGCTTAACTGAAAGGACATTGAATGTTTGCTGAACAAGACCAAGACACCTTGAAATCACTGGTTGAACTGAATGTAGAAGGATATTTCTCTGGTAGGAAGAACGTCAACCTTGATAAATTTATCCAAGCTTTGATGAGGAACTGCCCCGAGAAATTCCATGATGCAAGGTCGTTGAAATTGAGAAGGTTCTTTAATGAACCTAGGCCACACAAAGACATCGTCATTCCGATGGCTGGTTGTGTTCATCCCTATGACGAAGTCAAGGAGCCAGCATGAGGAACTACAAAAAAGATTACGTCACCCAAGTTGCCCGTGGTGAACATGATGACAGGATGGAGAGACAAAGGGCAAGAAGAGAGATGGACGCCAAGGGTGTTGATCGTGCAGGCAAGGACGTTGCTCATGTCAAGGCGTTGAGCAAAGGTGGTAGCAACAAGACGGGGGTCAAGCTGCAAGCCCCGTCTAAGAACAGGTCGTTCCCAAGAAAATCCGATGGTTCAATGAAATAAAACTGGAGAGTACGATGATTGATATCTGTTCTTGCTGTGGTCAAAAGATACGCAAACTAAACCCACATAGGATGTGTAAACAAAAAGTAAATTTACTGCAAATATTTTACAAAGCCAAAGATTGGGTGTTCGCACAGGAGGGTTACGGGGTTGAGGTAGAAGGGAAGATGCAACGTGCGCCCTACCGGGCAAGGGCACATGCAAGCCGTTTGGTTTGGTTTGGCTTGGCAGAACATGGCAAGACGAGATCAGGGCTGTACCGCATCACCCCAGAGGGTGTTCAGTTCCTTGCTGGTTCTCATCAAGTGCCTGCGATCATCTATTGCAAGGATGGTGAGGTCGTTGAATCAACTGACAAAAAGGTTGGCATCAGGGATGTCCGGGGCATTATCCTTGACAAGGATTACTGGGACAACTATTCGCAGATTCAAATCTAAGCCTATTTTTCGACCCCATGTTAGCTTTAAATTTCCTTGAGCGTTTTCATTTCAATGAGAGCGCAAGGGTTAGCTGTCCCTTTTGCTCTTCAGAACGCAGCAAGACAACAGCCAAAGACCTCAGTCTGATCAAAAAGCCTGATGGTGCAATCCTTTACCACTGCCATCACTGTCAGGTCAGTGGCTCATACCAACCAACTAAGAAGGAGAAACAATTGAGTGCCATTAATTTTGATTTTGATTTTGAACTTGAAAAAACAGAAACAACCAAGATCCATTCTGTCCCTAATTCAACCATCAAAAAACCATTGGAGCAGAAGCATTACAACTGGCTTCAAAGCAGAGGAATCAGCAAAGCAACAGCAGACAAGATGAAGCTGTTCTCTCAGGAAAAATTCTTCCAAAAACTCAGCAAGACCAGCGATAGCATAGGGTTCCCCTACTACAGGGACGGAGCATTCGTTGCAGCAAAATACAGATCATTCCCGGAGAAAGCGTTTACACAAGAAGAAGGTGGGGCACATGATTTCTTTGGTCTCGACAACATAGTCAAGGGCAAGCCAATCATCATTGTTGAAGGAGAAATTGATTGCCTGACATTGATTGAGGCAGGGGTTGAGAACGTTGTGTCAGTGCCTGCGGGTGCTCCCATCAAGGTATCCGATGGCAAGGTCAATGCATCTGAGGATAAGAAGTTTAGCTTTATCTGGAATGCAGTCGCCATACTTGATGCAGCCCCTTATGTTGTGTTGGCTACAGACCAAGACGCACCGGGTCAAGCCTTGGCTGAAGAGTTGGCAAGAAGGATAGGTAAAGACAAGTGCAGGCTCTCAAAGTTTGATGGTAAAGATCTTAATGAAGTTTGGCTGGGAATCATCAATGACCCGTCACGGACAGATGACCCGACACGGAATAGGTCAGAGGCAGTCCTCAAGGTCAAGGAGATTGTTGAGAAGTCTGTGGCGTATCCAATTGCAGGACTCAGTGACGCTTCAGTCTATGTAGATCGTTTAAACAACTTATTTAACAAGGGAACCGGCAAGGGGTTCAGCACCGGCTTTGATGCCGTCGATAAGATTTACACAGTGGCCCCGAGTCAGATGACTGTGGTGACAGGATACCCAAGCAGTGGCAAGAGCAACTTTGTGGATCAGATGATGGTCAACTTGGCTAAGTCAAATGATTGGAAGTTTGCCATCTGCTCGTTTGAGAACCAGCCTGAGATTCACATCAGCAGATTGATGGAGATTTACACAAAGAAAAGATTCTTTGAGGGCACTGACCGAATGAATGACACCGAGAAAGATCGTGCATTCAAATGGGTCACTGATCACTTCATCTTCATTGACACCAACAGTGAGGAACCATCGACCATTGAATCAATCCTCAGTAGAACCAAGATTGCCATCAAAAGAATGGGTGTACGTGGGTTGGTGATTGACCCTTACAACTACATCGATTTGCAGAGAAAATCCACTGAGACCGATGCGATCAGCGACATGCTGACTAAGGTGCAGAAGTTTGTCAAGGGCTACGACTTGCATTGCTGGTTTGTTGCTCACCCTGCAAAGATCAATCGAACCGGGGTAGATCAGCCAAGGCCAGATGGCATGAGCATCAGCGGGTCAATGTCTTGGTGGGCCAAAACAGACAACGGAATCACAGTGCATCGCAAGGATCAGGTGGTAGAGATTGCAGTGTGGAAATGCCGATACCGCTGGGTTGGAATGCAGGGAGAGACGACCCTGCTCTACAACAAGACATCTGGAACCTACAGCAGCAACAACGATCATTTCTGATGACCCGTCACGGACAATTACGGGTGGTTATCGGGTGGCTATCGGGTGGCTATCGGATTTCTATTGGACTTCTATCGGAATAGCACCCCCCGGAAAGACGCTATTTTTCCGGATCGATGTATCTCTGTTTAAACAACCGCATAGTGTGTCCTTACGTAAGGTAGGCAAAGCCTAATTTCTGATTCCTGCAACGCCACGCTACTGTTGGTCTTGGCATATTCAATGCTTTTGCACATTCAACAACGGAACCCCATGTTCCACTTGGTGTGCTAACCATTCGTGCTAAGTAATGTTTTGAACCATGTTTTGCGCTCCTCTTAACCTTAACCTCTGGCCTATGCATGGGGTTATTTTCTCCCAAACACCAAGGATGTGGGATGCCCCGCATGGATTGAGATTTCTTTTGGCGCGTCTCATCGGTATCAAGTTTTCCAAGATTGCCCAACCTTGCGTTTTCACTCCCAGTGCCAATAAACACGTTGCCAAGCTCATATGGGCCAACATCCCCATTTCGGCACATACAAAACTCTGCTGCACCGCGACCCCGTTGCTCCAACTTTCCAGATGCGTTCCAAAGTTCCAACCATTGCTCAAACGTCAGCAAGAATGAAATTCCCCTAGTTCTGGCGTTTGACTTTTGCACCTTATAAGCCTTTAAAAACTTTGCTTGTTCTGTAGCTGTATACATGGCAACTCCTTTGTTAACTTATTGCCAAATATACCATATTACGATATGGCAAGGAGCATGTACCGGCATAGATTTACGACCAAATTGAATTTTCTTTTATTTTTTGTTTAAACAAAATACGAATTCTTAACATAAAGATTCTTATGACAACGTAAAGATTTTTATGTATGTTTAAACAGAAAGTCCACAGAGTCCAAAACCTAGTGGTCTTGAAGTCTATGGACTTTGTCTCTACACAATTTTCAGTCTACATGCAAACTGAAAATTTAACTGCTCTTGCGGATGTAAAACACCGCTGAGACCGGGTGATCGAATGACCGGATCACCGCCACTGAGCCATCTTGATTGATCTTGGTGACTATCCAGCGATCCTTTGCATAGACTAGGTATCGCTTGCGCTTGGGGGCATGACTGACCCCCACCAGAATGGCACTGTACCGGGCCAGAGCGGCCCTACAGGCGTCAGAATCGCTGGAGAGTACCTCAACCCGCCCCCAGATCACTGGAGCCGCCTACAGGCTTGCCCTTTTCAATCTCAGGATCGATCTGGACAAAATCCCTGATGCTCATCATCTGCTTATAAAGATCAGGGTTTAGCGCGTCCCCGTGCCTGATCAGCACCAAGGCTATGCAGTCCCACATCTCCGGGGCTTGTGAGATAAGCCTAGCGTTTAAACGTTGGCTCTTGATGGTCAATGTCTTGGATGCACAGTCAGCTATCCGCATCATGCCAAAACTGGTCTGCGCCCATACAGTGCGTTGTTTCTTATCTGCAAGCCAAGGACTGTTAAACATAATGAAATTTCTCCCGCTGTTCAAAAGCCCTGATCAAGTTTCTTTTTCGTTCTGGATCGTCCAATGGGATGGTATATGCTTTCCAGAATAGATTCTGATTAGCATCAGCCTCTTTTCGACTTCTCGCAAGCCAGACTTCATCAAGCTTTCCCCATCTCGATACAACCGCCTGTTCAATCATTCCTTGAATCACAAGTAAAGCCAATCGGTGAACCTCAAGTTCCTCTGGTTTAACCGGGTGATAAGTCATAATAATTTTAGTCATAGTGGTCTCCAAAAAACAAAATCAACCACAACAACAAGAATGCCCATTGTGTAAACAACAGCCCACATAATCTTATCAAACATTGGTATTCTCCAGTATTATGTGTGTTGTATTAAACAAATCTAAAATATTAACTAATGTATTGATACCCTTAGAATCATTTGCGCCCCACTCGCTATATGTTCTTAATACCTCCCGTGCATCGAATTGTCGGCCTTCATTTATTGCGTCAGTTATATAATCATTAATCCATTCTGCTGTTATATCTCGAAAATAGTGACTGTCATGCAACCCCCAATCATCAGCAGATAATGTCAAGGTAATATGCTTGGCGATTTTTACGTTTCTCATTTAAATAATCCTTATCAACTGGCATCGGAATCAATGCCCGATAACCCTGCAAGCAAGGCTATCAGTCTTCGACTCAGGTGCTGCTGACCTCATTGGGTATATTAATTTCCTCGCCCATCTTGGACGCCACATAACAGCGCATGGCTGCGATCAATGGCGTTGGGCCGCAATATTCTTCTACAAATTCCTCATCCTCCCAAGTAGTTGGGGATGGAAGCGCGGCAACCCATCCGTCAATAATTCCAGCAAGGCGTAAACAATCAATAGCAATACCCTCCCGCTCAATGATCGGCCCACCTTGCGCCCAGTTGGTTGAGGGTTCCCAACTATCAAATTCGTACCCGTGCCGTGCCATATCGCGCATCGGCCTGCCGTTTTCATTGAAGTAGACGCCGATGGTGTCGTCCTGCATCACCTTCGCCACTGCATAGTCAAGGGCAGCGCCCTGTAGTTCAGATGTTTTCATTTTATTAATCCTTTATAGTGCTAGTTTGATTTGTTTGAATGAGGCTGATGCCAATGCATTCGCGTTATTGACCCGAATATTATTCGGATAAACATTGGAAACATCCAGCCCGATACCGACTCCAATTACCGTGATGCCTAACCGCTCTAGCGTATCGACATTAGCCCGTGCTAATTCTTTATCGCCATCACCATCAGTCAGCACAAAAAGAATGCGCCGCTGCTCTGAGCGTTTGAGCAGCAGGTCACCACAGAATCGAATAGCCCATGCGTCATTGGTCAGGCCGTTATCTGGTACATACTCCAGCGCCTTGGCAACCTTGGCAGTTGGTGCGCCCCACTCAGATACTTTGCAGACCGTGCGCCCGAATGCAGCAACCATCACCTCGCCGCCAGCAGCCTTGACCGCCTGATGTATCGCCACAACTGTCGGCACGGCATGTTGCATCAGGCATTCATTCGTTTTTGCAACTTGATTGAATTCATATTCGTACATACTGTTGCTGGCGTCCAGCAAAATAACCACTGCTGAATCAACGCCATCTATTTCATCGCGCCGTTTAAACACTCGGTCAGACCCTGTTGCTAGTGATGGCAGCGCCCGTACATTGAGAGACCCTGCCTTACGATTCACCGCCCAATCAGACCGTGCCGAATTGTCAAACAGGGTCTTGACCTCATAGCGCAGTTTGCCGCCCCCAACAGCCCGGGTATCAAATGATTTGTAACCGGGTTCCAGTGGCTGATCCCACCGGGGGGCAGTGCGTTCCCGGCAATATTGACCGCCGCCGCCAGCCTCACCAGCATCAGGGCAGCTAGGCTCTACCTCATGGGCAGGACCGTCAGCAGCAGGGCGCTTGGCATCACCAACAGCCTCGCCATCACCGGGCTGGCCCTCACCATCACCATCACCAGCCCCATCGCCCTCGCCTTCGCCTTCGCCCTCGCCCTCGCCCTCGCCCTCGCCAGCACCATCATCACCAGCATCAGCATCATCACCAGCATCAGCATCATCACTACCATCAGAAGACCCGTCAGCCTCGCCATCATCTTGGCCCTCACCAGCCTCATCACCAGCCTCATCACCGGGCTGGCCTTTGTCGCCATCTGGCTGCTTTTTTGGCTGTTCTTTTGGCTGCTCTTGAGGCTGCTCTTGAGGCTGCTCTTGAGGCAGGGACTGCAATTGATTGAAGACCCACAAAGCCACCTTCAATGTGTCATCACTGTTTAAACAACTGTCAATCTTGATGCTGGCTTCATCGAATATTGGGCCAAGACCCTTTGCCAGTGGAACACGCTTGGCATACCTGCGCCCATGCACCGCGAGTGCAAACGGGTACTGTGCAGGGTCTGCCCAATCAAGTGCGCCAGCCTCTGCCACAAGGCCATCAACCAGCACCGTCAGCAGGGCAGTGATGTTACCCGTCAGACCTGATTTGATTCCCTGCCTCTCTATCCAGATATCCTCTATTGCATTGTGTAAACGGTCCACATATGGGCGCTTATCACTGACGCTGAAATCAGTGTATTTTCGGTGCAGCAATTCATGCACCACAAATCCAACATAACGCTCTAGCATGGTCTTGTGCACGGTTGCGTCAGCAGCAACATCTTTGAGAATGATCCTGCCATTTTTATTGATAGCGGCAGTGGGGACAAATGGAGACCATTCAACCGTCACATTTTTAAGACCAAGGGCAGAGCATACCTTGTGGGCAGCAACCTCAACTGCCTCAATTAATTGATGACCTTTCACAGTTCACCTCCGATTAAATTTTCGTTGATTGACGCCATGCGGATAGCCTCAAGGGCCAGCGCGGACTCAGGGGGCTGCTTGGCAGCAATAGTGGTATCCCATGCCTCGCGCACAGTCAGCAAGTCCAGTGCGCGTACAAAGGCAATCAGTTGGCGCAGGGAGGGGGCATCCACAATGTCACCAGAATCAACCTTGGCCCGTGCCAGATTGATAGACTTGACAACGTGCCGCGCCAGTTTTTCGGTGCAGTTGGTATGGCGCACTAGTGCTCTCACCTCGGTATCTTCCGGAAGATATTTAAACGATATCACTCTAGCAAAACGGTCCAACAGGCTGCTGTTCATAGACCGGGTTCCGGCATAGCGGCCTGAATCGTCACCATTCCCTAGGGTATTGTCCGCGCCCATCACCAAGACGCCAGCAGCGCGAGACCAGACCCGCCCCCCAATATTTACATGGCTATTAGGTTCCAACAGGGAGTTAAGGACTGCCAGATTAGCCGGGTCTGCATTCGATATCTCATCTAGCAGAATCACCGCGCCGGGGGTTACAAAGGCTCTCAGGAAGTCGCCCGGTACAAATTCAGTTGCGCCATTGACCAGACCAACAGCACCGACAAAATCCTCCGGGCTTGTATGCTTGGTAAAGTTTATGCGTGTAAACGCACGTTCTGTCTTCGCTGCAAACTGTTTGACTGCCTCCGATTTCCCGGTAGATTTTGGACCGCCTAGCCAAATATTTTCCCCGGTCCTCTGCGCCAGCACAAAGTGCCTGATCAGGGTCTCGGTCCATATGTAATGGGGGTCCACTGGAGGGGAATCAGGATACCCCCACAAGTCAACAGTCAGGGTCTGACCCTGACGGTCCATCACCAGTACATCGAATACCCACAAGCAGGTTTCTTGCGCCACTGGTGCAGCCAGCACCGTCATCACCGCCGCTTTGACTGTATCAGTCGCCCCCGCCAGTGCATCATTGATGGGCCTGATGGCAGCAGCCACTGCACTCGCAACAGCAGCAGAGACCGCTGCCGGGTCCACCGCCGGGACTCTCTGAGCAGCCAGACTAGCAGCCTCTGCCCTTGATGCCACTGCACCAGCAGCATCAATTGCACTGGTCAAATCAGTCGCAAGCTTGTCTATCCTCAGATTAAGGGTAGTCACGCCATGCGCCACTGCACGGGCGGCTTGTATTGCTTGCGCGGCTTGACCAGCAGCATCATCAGCCTTTTGCTTGGCGACAGATGCATCAGCAGCAGCCCCGGCAGCACTCGCAGATGATGCCCCGCCAGTGCATACTGCCCTGACCTTCGCGGCATCAAATCCCTCACGGTCCAACAAGACCGAATCAAGGGCTTTAGACCCTTGTGGTGCAAACCCTGCCGATTTAACGGCCTCAATCAGCATGGTAGTGGGGAGGGCCAGCAGCCCGGAAAGACGGGCGCTCATACACTGGCCTCCAGCACCATAGCAACCTCATGCACCGGGCAGATGGGCATACCAACCCGCGCCCACTTAGCGGTCAGGCGTACATGGTACTTGCAGCTAGGGCAGACGGCCTTTAGCATCCTAGTAGACTGCACTGGCCTTTCACCTACAGTCAGGGCAGAGTGGGGGTATTCTCCAAGTTCTTGAATCAGGTCCAGCCAGCGCCCGTCAGAGAATGCCCCGGCAGTGTCAAGACCAGCAGCAATTGGGTCAGCCTTGGATGCCATGCACAACTGCGCCAGCAGGACGACAAAAACGGCAGTCGAGTCAGCCACTGTCGGGCTGATCAGTATCTCGAAAGTGCCATCAGCAGAGGCTTTGTCGGACCAGCACTCGCCAAGAGTGCCAGAGCGGCGAAAGGTTGAGGGAAACCCGCATGTTATGCGGACCCTCGGCAGTGGATGCCCGGTAGCCTCAAACAGAGGCGCGGCCTCTTGCGCCGCCGCCGTGAGCCAGTCTTCGCGGTTCACAGTGCACCGCCATTCGCTTTTACTGAGAGGCAAGCGTTGTAGCTGCCAGTGTAGATAATCCTGTAACCATCACGTTCTCTATCGCCCTTGCAGACGATCATGTTCCAGTGGCGGTCTCTCTGAGTGGTGTAAACCATTGTGGTTTCTCCAAAAAACTGCAAAAGCGCAGTCCAATGCCCCTAGGGCATCAGACTAAGTTTTAGGCTTTGACCCTTGAAATAATGCTCAGACCATCATGGTTTAGGCTGCACCATGCACGGGCTGCTTTGAGTGTCTTGAATGTGCGCCCGTGGGCTTTCCAAACGTAACGGGTTTTCATAATTCAGTCACCTCAATTTCAGACTCGCTCCAGTGGTCTGCATCAACAGGGTCAAACATCTCACGGGCTGCATCTCTAGCTGCCTCTTCAGATGCGGCCTCAATTTCAAAGGTCTTGTAGCAGGTGAAGGTCATCTCCACGTTGAAGGTTTTCATGGTCTGGTCTCCGGTCAAGTCAAAATCGACTCAGATCGGATTTGAGCAGGGTACTAGCACCTTGTCAACGCCCATGATATTGTCCGACTAAAACTTAGGGGTATTAGGCATCAACTGGTTTCTATGGGGTCTAGCAGAATGCGCGATGCGCCTGTGCGCGCACGTAGCAACTGCCATGCCATTAGGCAAAAAGCTTGTCGCATATGTGACTTTGGAGGGTGTGGCGTAGAAACAACAAACCGCTCAGGATCGATTTAAACAGAGGGGGTAAGGGCAGGGTAGCCAAAATGCCTTTGCGTCCAGCCTGAGCCGTTCTGATGCGTTCTAGAGGCATGTATGGATATACAGTTTTGTGGATAACTCAGCCATTTTTGACGTTTTTTGTGGGGATAACTTGATCTCCAGATGTGGACAACTAAACCTGTGGATAACATCCTGTGGACAACTCAAATGGGGCTAGAATGCGAACAGATGCAACAGGTCACTAACTGACTGCCTAGTAACGAAGGAAACCCATGAGCCTAATTAAAGACCATCTAGAGCAAATAAATACTGATCAGTCACAAAATGAAATGGACAGTTCAGAAAGCGACTATGTGGATCAGCCAGATGATGCCCTTGATGCAGAGATGCTGGCATTTGATGCGGAGTCCCCGAGGCGCAGATATGGATCAGTCAGGGTCAAGATGTTGACCGTCAGTCAGACCAAGTTCGTGGAGGGGATTATTGCAGGGTCTACCCAGCGTCAAGCATACCGAGACGCCTATCCAAATGATCGCAGCAATGATGCCTGCACCAGTGCAGCAGCAGCCAAGCTGATGAAACATCCAACAGTCAAGCAGCGGCTGGAGGATGCATGGGGCGAGACCATGGAGAATCTGGCAGACGATTCAAATGCGACAAAGCGGTTTGTATTGAGGAGCCTGTTGGCACTGTGCAAACAAGGCCAGACCGAGGCGACTAAACTCAAAGCACTCGACCTCATGGGCCGCTCAATTGGCTTGTGGAAAGACTCACAAATGATCATTGCACCAGCACCTAGTGCAGCACAACTGAAGCGTGATCTAGCCGGGCATCTGAAACTGTTTAAACAGAAGGCATGATGCCTTGTGGCGCAGGCCATGCAGCGTAAGTGAGTGCTAACTGGGTGTTTACACGACCCCACCGGGGGGGCATGGCCCCCTTTTGACCCGCATGACCCCGCTCCCGTATACGCTGTAATCCACTCAAACATTTCCAATCAAACCTATCCACTCAAACATTTCCATAGGTTTACCCCCCCTTGTCTTTTCCCTTCTGACCCCCCCCGGTATACATAAAAAAAAATTAATGTAGAATGCGAACGTTCTTATTTTGAGTTATGAGAGTTGTTGTGAAGAAGCTTCCAAAGAAATGTCAGCTTGTGTATGAGTTTTTACAAGCTTACTCAAGGATGCATGGTATGCCACCGAGTTATGAGGTAGTGGCTAAGAGTTTGGGTTTGTCTGCTAAGTCAAACATCCACAGGATTGTTCATAGGTTAAAGGATGAAGGGTTGATCACAGTGAAGGCGTATAAATTTCACTCGGTGAAGATGATTGATAGGTCAGTTGACGAGATAAAAAACCTGTAAAAATATATATGCAGATTGACTTATATACGCCACGATAGTAATTTGTTAAATATCTATACAGATCAACAACTTACGTACAAATTTTGGAAATAACTTAACATAATATGCGTTTTTTTGCCATTTTTAGCCAAAAACCTGTCAAGTCGGTTTCCCACAAAAACAACACAATAATCACTACATGTAGTGGTCAAATCACTACCGGTAGTGATTTTTGGAAATTAATTGATTTTTCCAAGAAATGTCCAAAAACATGATGTACATTAACTGTATTGGATGTTTCGGTTACCCGAACCATCCCACAATGTTTTGCAACACAACACAGTCCGTGTTAGCAAAACATAAGACACAGCAACATCTGTGTTTAACTCCGAATACCCATGTGCTTGCTATAGAGGGATCAGTGCCTTCTGTGAAGGGATCAGTGCCTGCTCAGTGGTTATCAGTGCTTGCTAAGTGGGGGTCAGAGATTTCAGGAGTCATCTGCATTGGGTTGATAAGCGGTATGTGGTTGCTAAGGCTTTGCGCTCTAGGAATGGCTTTGCTGGCGCAAAGCCCTGCACGGGGTGTAAAAAAATGACCTTGTTGACAAGACAAGAAATCAATGACTACATGTCAGTGGTTGAGAAGGTTCCCATTGCAGAACAAAAGAAGATAGCTGCTCTTCTTGAGATGGATAGAGTGGAGAGGTGCAAGGATTCTTTCTTGTTCTTTGTAGGTCAGATGTGGCCTGTGTTTATTTCAGGTAAGCATCATCAGATCATGGCAGATGCTTTTGAGAGAGTTGCAGATGGTTCTCTCAAGAGATTAATCATCAACATGGCTCCAAGGCATACCAAGTCTGAGTTTGCCTCTTATCTTTTACCGTCTTGGTTCTTAGGTAAGTTTCCAGAGAAGAAGATTATTCAGACCGCTCACACCGCAGAACTTGCTGTTGGGTTTGGTAGGAAGGTGAGGAACCTTGTTTCTTCAGATAATTTCTCAAAGGTTTTTGATCTAAAACTTTCCTCAGATTCAAAAGCTGCTGGTAGGTGGAACACCAACAAGGGCGGGGATTATTTTGCTATCGGAGTTGGTGGTGCTGTGACAGGTAAAGGTGCTGATTTGTTGATCATTGATGATCCTCATTCAGAGCAAGAAGCAAAGCAGGGCAACCCTGCTGTGTATGACAATGTTTATGAGTGGTACACCTCCGGGCCAAGGCAAAGGCTTCAACCGGGCGGGGCTATCATCATAGTGATGACTCGGTGGTCAAAGAAAGATTTGACCGGGCAGATTATCAAAAATGCAGAAAAGAGCGGGGTTGATGATTGGGAGGTCATTGAGTTTCCTGCCATCATGCCTTCTGGGACTCCCATATGGCCTGCATTCTGGTCAAAGAAAGAACTGGAAGCTATCAAGGCTGAGATTCCTGTATCTAAGTGGGAAGCTCAGTATCAGCAGAATCCCACATCAGAAGAAGGGGCTATCATCAAGAGGAACATGTGGAGCATCTGGGAGCCTGAGAAACCCCCTGAGTGTGAGTATGTGATTCAGTCTTGGGATACAGCTTTTGAAAAATCAAACAGGGCAGATTACAGTGCATGTACAACATGGGGTGTGTTTTACAAGCTGGATAAAGATGGTAAGCAAGCTCCTAATATCATTTGTCTAGATGCGTTTAAACGCAGGCTAGAGTTTCCTGAACTTAAAGAGAAGGCGTTAGAGCTTTGGAAAGAATGGAACCCTGATTCTTTGATCATTGAGAAGAAAGCTGCTGGTGCTCCTTTGATTTACGAATTGCGGAAAATTGGTATTCCGCTTTCGGAGTACACACCGGGTAAGGGGCATGACAAGATTGCTCGTGTAAACTCTATTTCAGATCTGTTTGCTTCAGGGATTGTCTGGTGTCCAGACACAAGATGGGCAGATGAGTTGATGGATGAAATGGCATCTTTTCCAAATGGTGATAATGATGACCTTGTAGATTCGACTAGTCAGGCGTTGATCAGGTTTAGACAAGGTGGTTTTATTTCGATTGATTCTGATGAAAAAGATGAGTATGAATTTAGGCGCAAAGTGGAATTTTATTGAAAGAACATATGGCAACCAACATTGATAAATCGTTGTACCAAGCCCCTATGGGTTTGGATGACATGGGTGATGAGGCAATTGAGATAGAGATTGTTGACCCGGAGTCAGTGAAGATTGGTATAGGGGGCATAGAGATTGAGATTGATCCTGATGCAGAAGATGATGAAGATTTTTCTGGAAATCTTGCAGAGGAAATGTCTGAAGGGGCCATGCAGACCCTTAGTTCTGACTTAACTTCAGAAATAGATAATGACAAGGCAGGACGCAAGGATTGGGAGAAAGCCTACACAGAAGGCTTGAAACTGTTGGGCCTACAGTATGAAGAGCGCACAGAGCCTTGGAACGGTGCTTGTGGCGTATTTCATCCCATGATCACAGAGGCAGTGGTCAGGTTTCAATCAGAGACTATCACCGAAACCTTCCCTGCTGCTGGCCCAGTAAAGACCAAGATTATTGGTAAAGAGACTAAGGAGAAGAAGGAATCAGCAGTTCGTGTTCAGGCAGACATGAATTATCAATTGACTGAGAAAATGGTTGAGTTCAGGGCAGAGCATGAGAGGATGCTGTGGAGCCTACCAGCTACAGGCTCGGCGTTCAAGAAGGTTTATTACGACCCAAGCCTTGGCAGGCAGATATCCATATTTATCCCGGCAGAAGATATCTTGTTGCCTTATGGGGCATCGGACATACAGTCTTGTTACCGTGTAACCCATGTGATGCACAAGACCAAGAATGAAATATTGAAGCTGCAAGCCGCTGGGTTTTACCGGGAATGTGACATTGGTGATCCAACCAAAGAGACCACCGACATTGAGAAAGCCAAGGACAAAGAGACCGGGTTCAGTGATTTAAACGATGACCGGTTCACCTTGTATGAGATTCATGCAGACCTTGATTTAAAGGGGTTTGAGGACACCGACAAAGACGGTGATGAAACCGGGATCATGCTACCGTATGTTGTAACCTTAATAAAAGGTACAGGAGAAGTTTTGGCGATTCGCCGCAACTGGGAAGAAGATGACGACCTCCGACTTAAACGACAACACTTCGTTCACTACCAATACATCCCGGGTTTTGGGGCTTACGGCTTCGGCCTTTTCCACCTCATCGGTGGGTTTGCGAAGTCGGCTACCAGCATTATGCGACAGCTTGTGGACTCAGGAACACTGTCCAACTTGCCGGGTGGTCTCAAGACCAGAGGACTCCGAATCAAGGGAGATGACACCCCCATTGCCCCCGGTGAGTTCAGAGATGTAGATATTGGCTCTGGGGTGATGAGGGACAACATTATGATGTTGCCCTACAAGGAACCAAGCCAAGTTCTCTACACCTTGCTGGGAAATATTGTTGAGGAAGGCCGTAGATTTGCCGCCACCGCAGATTTAAAAATCAGCGATATGTCCGGACAGTCTCCGGTAGGAACAACGCTGGCATTGCTGGAGCGCCAACTCAAGGTGATGACCGCAGTGCAGGCTAGGGTTCATGCGGCGTTTAAACAAGAACTCAAGCTGCTGGCCCGGATCATTGCCGACTACACCGACCCTGACTATACCTATGAGCCTGAAATTGGGGACAGGAAAGCCAAGAAGGAAGACTACGACGATGTAGATGTGATTCCGGTCAGTGATCCCAATGCAGCCACCATGAGCCAGCGGGTTGTCCAGTACCAAGCTGTGATTCAGATGGCGCAGATGGCCCCGGATATTTATGACTTGCCTCAGTTGCACCGCAACATGCTGGAGGTTTTGGGGATTAAGAATGCAGAGAAATTGGTTCCCTTGCCTGATGATCAGAAACCAACAGACCCGGTAACTGAGAACATGATGATTATCAAAGGAGAGCCGGTCAAGGCGTTCTCCTATCAGGATCAGAAATCGCACATTGGCGTCCACATGGCAATGATGCAAGACCCCTCAGTGACGCAATTGATTGGGCAGAACCCCAAGGCTCCTCTTATCCAAGCAGCCATGATGGCTCACATTGCAGAGCATGTTGGGTTCCAGTATCGACAGCAGATTGAGCAGCAGCTAGGAATGCCGTTGCCACCACAAGATGAGAAGTTGCCACCCGAAGTTGAGACTGCTCTATCTGGAATGATGGCCCAAGCTGCTCAACAGGTCTTGCAACAAAATCAAGCACAGGCTGCTCAACAACAAGCACAGCAAAATCAACAAGACCCGTTGATTCAAATGCAGCAGATGGAGCTTCAGATTAAGCAGCAGGAGTTGCAAATCAAAGCGCAAGACTCCCAAATGAAGAATCAGCTTGCTATGCAGCAGCTACAAGCTAAGAACCAGCAAATGGCTCAACAAGCCGCTATGCAAGAAAAGAAATTACTAGTTGATGCCACAACACAAGCTGACAAGCTCAAACTGGAGCAGCAGAAAGCTCAGTTGCAGAGCCAGCTTGCAGGGTTGAAAGTTGGGGCGCAGATACAGGACAGCAAAGCAAAACTGTCAGCGCAACAACAAGAAGCTGGCGTCAGGATGGGTATTGATGTTGCCAAGAGCAAGGCACAAGCCATGCAACAACCAAAAACACCGAAAGAACCAAAATGATCCAAAATTTTGTGCGGGTACTGCGCGAAAAGATTCGTACCGACATGAACAACTACGCCGATGACTTGGCTGGGGGTGCTTGTCGCAATTTCGAAGAGTACCAAAAACTCTGCGGGACTATTCAGGGTCTAGCTCTCGCAGAGCGTTATCTAATTGACCTTGCTGACAAAGCAGAAAGAGCCGATGAGTAATCTGATTCTTCCACCCGGCATTAGTTTGCCAAAAACTATCCGACCTAGGGAAAACCCTAATGAAGATGCGTCCCAAGAAGAGAAAGCCACACAGTTGCCCGACCCCACAGGTTGGAAATTGTTGTGCGTTGTGCCTGATGTAGAAAAAACCTTTGAGAATTCCAGCATTGTCAAAGCCGATCCCTACATGCGACAAGAGGAACACGCCACCACCGTGCTCTTTGTTGTAAAAATTGGCCCTGATGCGTACAAAGATCAGACCAAGTTCCCCGGTGGTGCGTGGTGTAAGGCTGGAGATTTTGTTTTGGTCAGGACGTATTCTGGTACGCGCTTCAAAATCTACGGCAAAGAGTTCCGTTTACTAAATGATGACCAAGTAGACGCTGTTGTTCAGGATCCGCGCGGTCTATCGCGTGCATAAGGAGTAAAAAATGGCTGAAAAGTTTGAATTTCCTGATGAAATTGCAGCGAAAGCTGATGAAAAAGAGCTTGAGGTTGAAATTGAGGTTGTAGATGACACCCCAGCCCAAGACAGGGGCCGACAAGCCCTTGACCGACCTGTTGAAGACCCCACGGATGAGGAAATTAACTCATATTCGGACAAAGTAAAGGGTAGGATCAAGGAATTGACCCATGCCCGACATGATGAACGCCGTGCTAAAGAGTCTACAATCCGCGAAAAGCAGGAGCTTGAGAATCTTGCCCAGCAACTGCTGGATGAGAACCGGCAACTGAAAGAATATGCCAATACTGGGGCCAAACAGTATGCAGAAACCGTAAAACAGGCGGTTGGCGGTGAACTTGAGACTGCAAGGCGTAACTACAAGGCAGCACAGGAGGCTTTTGATACTGATGCTATTATTGCGGCACAGGAAGCCTTGACAGATGCCAAGCTGAGAATGATTTCAGCAGAAAATTTTAGACCGGCCCCTTTACAAACGGCTTCAGATAATGTACAAATACGGAAATCGGAACCTGTAGCGGTAGAACCTGATGACAAAACCTTGCGCTGGCAAGCAAAAAACCAGTGGTTTGGCGCTCCGGGGAACGAAGAACTAACCAGCTTTTCACTAGGGCTGCACCAAAAACTAGTGAATTCGGGGGTAGACCCCCGCTCGGATGAGTATTTTGAACGTATTGATGCCCGGATGCGGAGCACCTTCCCAGAATCATTTG